GGGTCGTTTGAATATCCAAAATCCAATCCATAACCCTCTAGTCGGGCTTCGTGAGGTATTTCATCTATAATCTTCCAACCTTTGTATATTCTGCCTTCGACCTCACCTAATTGACCTAATCCGTAAACAGTCCACCAGTTTTTGTTTGATTTGTGAGCCTCGATGTCTTTTACGATTGTTTCAGGCAGACCTTCATTATCTTTATAAGTAACTGTGATCATCTCGACATCATCACGTGTATTTAATAAGTCATAGAACCAAAACTCGTTCGTTGGGTTCCAGTCTAGCCAAATCTCTAATCTAGTACGCACTGCTAATTGGTCAAACGATTCATAAGCTACGTTGTTACACTCATTTATGAATAATCTATCACGGCGTGGACCACGCACCTTGCTTGGCTGATCGGCACTAAAAAACTCTATCTTTGAGCCTGTTTCGAATGTATAAATAGAGTCTGTGGCGTTCCAGGCTGATTCTTTCCAGTAGCCGTGTTCCTGCATAATATTCTTAAAATCACGCATAGCACCTCTTTTAAGGTGTGGAAATGATTCAGACACAACACTTGTTAAAGTCGGTCGCTTGTCTTTCTGAGCTTTACTGATGAGTATTTGAAGAATAGAGATAGTTTTACCGGCTGATGTTCCACCACATACGCCACGGATACGTTTTGTCATCTTAGCCAGCTTTTTTGTTGAACTGGTCAAGACGAACATACTATTGTTCGCCCTCCACCAAATCACCAAGGATTGGCTTAGGAAGTTTGACATGGACTTCCTTCTTTTCGGTTATTCGCTGTTTGAGCTTGTTATATTCTTTAATTGCTGACATCTTAGCTTTGAAATCAGCGTCCTGCGTGATAAGTTTCTCCATTTGTTTGTCAACAAATTGGTCGTTCAATCCACCAGCTTCGAACAGCTCGTCTATCCTCTTAAGAATGTTACGTTTTGTCAAGAGTTCAGAAGCCCTTGTCCGTGCGGCATTATACCAATTAGGTTTTGACTGATCAGGCTCATAAGCTTCTATATAACTTTGAACACCATTACCAAAAAACTCTCTGTCACTGGCGTAGAGTCGACAAAACTTTTCTTGTCTTGGATTCAGTCTTCTTAGCTTTTTATCCATATCCACCTCATTTTAAAAATACACAAGAACGTTTTAATTCAGAGTTGCGTTCTTTCAACTCACATACTGTACTTATATTATAACATAAATAGAGGTAGACAAGTGAAATGTCAAAAATCTTTACAAATAAAAAAGCTGCCCGACCCGACAATCAAGCAGCTTAGCTCGTAATTTAATTATAACAGATTGTTCAGCAAACTCTTTCTTATTTAATTCTTATTTTGTGCGTAATCTTTTTCATACGTTCTCTGTATTCTAATATGCCGTCCTGGTTCTCGTATAAGTACTGTAGAAATCTCTCTGCATTCTCATCAAAAGATTCAGCAAGGGCTTTTACATAGATGGGTTTGTGGTCGTTGTAAAGTTCCAGAAAAGATTCATCAATTGGATTTTCTGTTTCAAACTCTTTCAGATAATCATCAAGAAGACTGTCTATTACTCTTTCAACATTTTCCTTCATCGATAATCTCCTCTTTGAGCTCAGAAACCTCGCCGCGTAAAATATCGAGCTCATTGCTAATCATTTCTTTTGCTATTTGACTGATAATACGAATAAACGGGAGGTCGTCAGGCTTGCTGTGTTCTGTTTTAATAAGCTCCGCCACCCATAACAGTGTTTTGCTCCTATCTTTCAGAATCTCTTGATTAACCCAATTCACAATTGAAAGTGCTTCTTCGGTTGGGTTTTTGCACCCAGAAGACCCTAGGACATCTATTATCGCACAATATAATTTTGTACATCTCGCACGGTCTTTATCTTCATCTTTCATTTTGAATACCTTCCCTTTTCTCTACTAACTCCTTAAATTTTCTAGTAATAGCCTTAACCTTAAGACGACTAGCCCTATCAGTCTCACCTTCTTCTTTCTTAAAACTGTGAATGCTACCGTCTGAATATTTTATGATGTAGTATGTCATATTTTTCTTATCGCGAGTTCTATATGGCATACTAGTAATATCTACAATATACGGACGAGGTGCGGGTGCGCAGCTAGTTTCTATTTCTATAGATGACTTATCTTTCATCATTATTCATCCCTCCAATTCCTTAAGTTTTTCAGCAACAGCTTTGGCATATCCACCATAAGTATCCTTGCAATGCTTATCTAACAACTTAACTATTTCTTCTAGTGAATAGATGCATTTCGGATTACGCTCTTCTAGCGGACCATAACAACTGCAATGACCTAATTCTATAAACATGAACTTACCATTTCTGTCTTTAAGGACTGCCGCGCCTTCGCCCGACCACATATCCTGAGCATAACTACAGATAATATACTCATAGTCTTTTTCGTCTAGATATTGCAAGTCATCGTTATCTATCTTGCTAGGTTCCGTGTCTGGATCATACGCTTCCTTGCGTTCTACGTTATAGATTTTCATGTTCCTCCTCATATCTTTTGATGAAATTGTCTATATCTTTGTGCACAACACCGTTCGGAGCCTCCTGCTTAATACGTTTGAAGGTTTCGTACCACTTTGGAATTACCTCAGTAAAATATTTAATTTCTCCATACAGTCTCGCAACTTCTACAATACGTTCGCTGATATTGCCATTCACGAATCTCTTCGTTTTATCGTAATTATACGGGTCCATCCATAAAGACGTGGCACTAAGCCGGATTGGGCTTACATCCCTAAGTACACTTTCTAGCGAGCCTTTCTGTAAGATTTCTTCAAGTAGCCTATTTTGTTTTTCGATTGATTTTCGTATCGAGTCGGCGAGAATAGATATGTCGTCACTTTTATAATAAAACGCATCTAGACTGTACTGAAAGAACCTCACTTTCATGTTTCTATATTCTTTTGGGAGTTTGTTTTTGATATCGCTGCTAGCGTCTATGACTGTGATTTGTTTCATTGATTTCCTTTCTCTATGCGCCAAAATTAGTAGTTTAGTTTAATTCAACCTCTCGACCTTAACGTTATCAACACAATGCCAAGGAGACAGGACCATCGTAAACACCTTGCTGCTTGTAACAACCACCTTGATATTCTTGTCTTTGGCGGCTTCATTCACCAATTTAGTGTATGGCGAATTTGGCGGCAGACAGAATCTACTGATATTTTCTCCTGTTACTATAGTATTTTCTGACGCACGGATTCTGAAATACGTGTTGCCAGTGAATATGCTATTGTTTTGGTTGTTATAAACAATTCCAGAAGCTATAGTTTCAGAAGTTTGCAAACGGACTGACAATATACAGTAAATAGGAACTACGATCATTAACGTTATTAGAATATGTTTCAAAAAATTCCTTATTTTAGACATATCAATCTCCTTGTCTTACCATTTTGTTCAACCGCAGAACTGGTTGGCTATATAAGCTGATGATTTGCCGAGTTTCTAAACCCGTCGAATTCGAGAGGTTTATAATCGTAAAGTCACATCTTCACTGCTCAAGTTGCAATGTCAGCAGTTACTTTTCTAGCTCTAATTACGGAACTTCGCGAGCTGCAACGCAAGGCTTAGTTTCAGGCTTTCGAGCCACTTATATAGCCAGTTGACAACACCAATTTGTATATCATTAAGTGAGTTAATTACTTTAAGGTTTGATGTTGCCAGTTGAACAGACGACTTGGGTGGGCAAAATAGTCATCTGTCCAGTTCTACGGTTGAATTGTTAATGTTCTACTGGGTACAATTTGTACCCGTTTACTTACGTTTGCTTATACGACCACCTTTTTTACCTGCACACTTCTTCACGAAGTGAGGACCGTCAATTAAGTCGCAATCGCATTCAATATCTTGTGCAAATCCTTTACAACTTCCGTGGCTTGCAAATGTAGCAGAGCCACCCTTTCGTCCAATTTCTGCATAAAAGTTTGGATTGCTTGCTAGATTTTTTGCGGCGGCTTTCTTACCACCAATCGTATTGCCGGCCATACTTTACTCCTTTACTCCAAAATATGTTAACCAATCTTCTCTGTTTTCTTCGATAGATTTTTCAGCTTCTTCTTTGGTTTCGTAGCGTACGAATTGACCACAATCTTGCCATGGAGATTCATAGCACTTTAATCTGTTGCTTAGGTGCTTATAGCCGACAAACCACCCACCATTTCCATTTTCAAAGTCTGGCTTAAAGGTCGAGGTTCGCTGTAGTCTGACTTTGGCTAGTTTACGTTCACGGGCTTTTTCACATTCTTCTTCAGTAGGATAGATAAAGCCTAACGCTAGACGCTCATTGTCTGTATAATTACCCCTCCAAATATCTGAATATACATGTCCGTAATCACTAATGTAGAAATATTCATCACCATCTTCAGGTTCATAGTGAATACTATCTTCCACCTTCTCGAACCACTCGTCAAAATTATCTATATCTTGAATTGTGAATTGAGGGCAGGTTTTTGCTCCAATCGGAGTAACTCTAACTAGTTCTTTCAACTCGTCAAAATCGCTTGTAACCTCTTCAAAAATAGTGCCAGCTTTGATTGTAGGCGTGTCTTTCAGAAGTTTATAATGTTTCATACCCATTCTTATACAAGCCTTCCGTCGTCATAAGCCTTTCCACTGTCTATGTATGCTGCTATTTTTCTAGCAACCTCTTCTAGACTTTTACCTCTAGCTTGGACAAAATGTTTATAGTCCTCATTGTCCTCATCGGGTTCTTCAAATCTAGCCCAATATTCAAAGCCTCCAAAAACCAGAACTCTACAAGATACAGTGAGGTCGCTACCCATGTGGCTTTTTATGTATTTCTCGATATTGGTAATATATTGTTCCATACCTGCTCCTTAAAATAGCTCCAATTGCGTGGCGTAAATTGCACGACTAGCTAATATCTGGTTAATTCGATGAATTGTGCGTTCACTCTCGTTCAGGTCGTTTAATGCACCTTCCTTCATCTCCAGTAAATCCACTGTGTCAACCTCATCTAATGACTGGTAGTCGTCCTCATAGTAAGGTTTTACTTCTTTTTCCATTGATTCTTCTCCTTTGCTTCTTTTATCCACTCTTCATCTTGTTTAGCTATGTTGTATTCTGAGATAGCTACAAGAATTAACAAAAACATGACGATTATTATCCAAATTAAAATAAACATTTATTGTCCTTTATTTTTTAAGTCTTTAATTAAGATTTCTAACTCTCCGTCAGTCCATTTGTAGGGCTTTTTCATACTTTCCAACAGGTCAACGATATCTTCGCCGTAAGTTTTAAGCATGAATCTTGTGTAGCCAATCATATTTCCTTCGTCGAATCGATTACACGATCGACATTGAGCGTGTACGTTTCGCTCATCATATCTTAGAGCCATCCATCTTCTATTTATGAAGTGTCCAGCGTCAGCCTGTTCAAAGGGCTTTCTCTGACCACATGAACAACAAGTGAAAAATCCGTCTTCAGAATCTCTCATTCGTATGTATTTTGAGAAAACTCTGTCAGCTTTTTGAATTAGTTTTCTACTTGCCATCTATCCTCGCATTCTCCAGACTCTGACAAATCTACCATTCATCAATGGTCTTTCACTTTTTCTCCAACCGACAGCCACAAAATCATCACATCTGAATATGCTACCAGTTGTGTTTCTGTGTAAATAAGGTGGTCTAGGACATTCTTTGAGTACGTCTTCAATTGTGATCAGAGATTTATTATCCAATAGTTTTCTCGCCGTTACACGAGCGTTTTCTATCCAAGCTTCACGCTCTTTTTTGAATAAATCTTTCATCACATTACCCTCTCAACAATGAAATTATCTATCATTGTTATTTTGTGAATCGTTCCACCGTATTTTTTCTGAAATTGCCGTGCGTCTTTTCGCTTTCTAAAGTTTCGATTTGAATCGTCGCTTTTTACTAGATACAATTTCTGTAAACCCATCATCTTCCCCCTTTTCAAGTCTGCGTGAGACTACCAAGTCATTATCGATAAATGACCATTTATACTTCTTCATAAAACTGATGTCTGGGTCTACAATCCGAATCGTAAACCCGTTGTCAGTTTCGAGAAGGTAGACTTTTTTTCTTCTCGTCATTTAACCTCCTAAAAAGAGATTTCGCTCAGCTCTACTGGCGTGCCGAGGTCTTCGCTTGATTTCGCTGTTTGAGCCTTGCCGTCGCTCAAAAATTGAACCTGCTCGACAATCACCTCAGTCGCTTTACGTTTATCGCCGTCTTTTTTCCACATCCTAGTTTGTAGTCGACCAGTTACACCAATTTGTTTGCCTTTTGGTGCGTATTGAGCTAATAACTCAGCTGTTTTATTCCAAGCCGTCATGTTGATGAAACTTGATTCAGAGTTTTTATCACCAACCGCTAAAGTAAATGAAGCTACAGACTTGTTAGTGTTAGTTTTTCTAACTTCTATATCCTGAGTTACTCGACCGATTAAAGTTACGCTATTTATCATATTCCTCCTTAGAACATTAATTTTTGGACTTCTTTTTCTACTAGCTCAAGAGTAGCGTTTTCTACCCGCTTTACTATTTCGATTTCCTCTTTATAGTCTTCTCGATTTAACTCAAAAATCTGCAATCCTAAATCTGGATTCGAGAACACATCTGAGTAGATACAGAAGTAGAGTTTCTTCAATTTATCATTAACTACAAAGTACTGAAGAATCTGCGGCTTATATTCGGAAGGTGGATGTTTTTCATAGTAAGCTTTTACTACTTTCCAACTGTCCAAGCATTTGATTTCTACAGCTTCTGTCTCATCTTCAAATTCGCCATCTGGTGAGCAAATCATATACTCGTTTACGTCAGATTGCCAAACTCGACCAGGAATAATCTGCTTACCTAACTTTTCAGAAATTAGCTCTCTAGCTTCCTCTTCTAGGATTTGACCTCTCAGCATAGCCGAATAAGTAGCACCTTCTGGTATTCTGTCTGCATAGTCATTCGGATTAATTGGCTTTGCTATTCGCTGAGCAATTAGCTTATAGATTGAATCGTTTATTTGAACATTCGCATAAAGTTCATTCAATTCATCTTCAGTAAGCATTGCCTTAATATTATCCATGGTTAGATTTTTCGGAAAATCATAGCCTTTACTTTCAGCGAATTCGACCAGCTCGGCTTTTGGTATATACCGAACTGATGAATAATCTTTTGCCGATGAGCCTGAGATCCTGCCTTCGTGAAAATCCAACCACTCTTGACTTCGTTGTTCAAGGTCTAGGATTTTCATTCGTTACCTCCTAGCTTTGCCTTTACCTCATCCTTAACGCCGACAAGCTCACGTGACAGCTTTGGATTAGCTTTGAGAATCTCAATATACTTCTCTTTTAATTCTCCTAAGGTCTTACAAGCTCGTAAGACTTTTTCGGCAGTAGCTAAATCAGCAGACTCTTTGTCGGTTCTTTCTTTGAGTTTACGCTCAAGGTTACCGTCGTCATCAGTATCGACAAGTAAATCAAGCATTGCTATGTATGAATATCTCTTCATATAAGTGATACCTGAGCCTTGTGTTTGTGGATTGTTAGGTGCACTTTCTACTGGTGCGATATCTTCAAGAGTCTCACCACTTTCCAAGTGAATGAGCTTAGTTCTAATAGCCGTCTTAGTATCGATATGACTGATTGTTTGTTTAACCATCAATCCACATTTTTCTAAATCTTCTCGTGTCTCACTAACTACAATGTTGTAGTCTGCGTAC